TGTCAGGGCGCGGAGAGCAGGGGGTTCGCTCGTCCGGACACGCCTCTCAGCTTGCCCGTCTGGGTTCTTCGCGCACCAAGAAACGCGCCCTTATCATTGAGGATTCGCTGCAAAAAGTGGCGACCCAATATATGAAACTGCTGCAATCGCATGACGCAACCCACTACACCGATGACCTTGGAAACAAGTTTGTGATCGAGCAGTTTACCAAGGATTACACGGTCAAGGTGGACGCTCACAGCAACAGCCCGATCTTCATGGAAGATATGCGGCAGTTGGCTTTTAACCTGCTCAAAGCTGGGGCTATTGACAAGGAAAGCCTTTTGGATTTGCTTGATCCTCCCATGAAGCAACTTCTCAAGAAGAGGCTAAAAAAGATGGAGCGGGAGCAGAAGCAGCAAGCTGCCTCTCAGCCGTCCAACGTCAAACCAATTAAGGGGGCCAAGGGTGGCTGACGTTAAATCAACCGCAGACCAACCCAGAGTCTCTACAAGAGATATTGCAGGGGCTAACAAACCGGCAGGATTGCAGTATCGTGTAAGCGGTATCCGATCCCCGGCTACCAAAACAATAGGGCGCTCAACTAGGCGCAGCTAGGAGACTTTGATGTATAAGAAGATGAAGAAGTCTGGCCGTAGCAAGAAGCGGTAAGACCAACAAGTTCAAGGGGATACAACTCAAACCAAGGAGAGCATCACATGGCTCGTAAGGCGAAGCGCGCTCGCAAGTCGAAGCGCTAACTAACATACGGGTTAGCCCCGTGTGTTAATTTCCGAGGGGGGACGGAAGAAAAACATATCCCCCCATTTGTTGCGACGTATTGACGCACCCCCAAATTTGGTATTTACATCGACGGGAACGTTTTTTAACCGCCCGTTATCGGGCTATGGGTAGTACATGGCCGCAGCACCGGATCGTATTTCAGCGCTAATGTCCTCACAGATGGGGGGAGGCGGCGCTCCGACTGGCGCTGCTACGGATGCGGAAACAAATCCCGGTCCTATGACTTCTCCGATGTCAACCCCGGAACCCAAGATGGGTTCTAAAGAGGGTGCCCTGGTCAATCTGAGCATGGCTCTTGACCTGATTGAGCAGTCTCTTCCCGCCCTGGGCAGCGAATCCCCCGAAGGTCAGAAGGCTATGGCAGCCCTTCGCGCTTTGAGCGGTCTTCTTGGCCCCCGCAAATCTCGCAGTGCAGAACTTCAGCCAGCGGAAATCATGCAGCTTCTTGGCTCGTTGCCTCAAGCTGGCAATGTCACCCCGGAAGTCTCTGCCATTCTTGGCCCGCGCCCCGGTTCCCCTGCTCAAGCCGGCCCTGGTGGCTCGATGGCACCCCCTGTCCCGCCGCCGCCCCCTCCAGGGGCAGGTGGACCAACTCCGGGTGGCATCCCCGGTTCACCCATCCCCGGAATGTGAGGATTCACAATGGAACTTTTTAAGCCGCGCGGTTCTTCGCAGCCCCGTCGCCCCACCGATAACAACCAGCAGAACGGCCAGATCGTCAATACGCCGCGCTTCTCGGAATTTGGTGGCCTGACCGGCAGCAACAAGGCCGGCCATAAGAACAAGATGACCCTGAGTCATCCTGGCGACACCAAGAAAGTCATTTAAGGAACATAGGGGATTACTATGGCTACTCTGGAAGACCTTTCATCGGACGCGCGTGACGAACTGGCCTTGCTGGCTCGGGAACTGGCTGACAGCCCCGAAACCCGCAACCAGTTCCTGCGTCTTGCCAAGCAAAAGCGTCCCAACATTCCGATTCCCGAAATCGACTTGGATGATCGCGTCCAGAAGTATTCGGAAAGGTCGGCGCAGCGGGTGCAGGAGCTTGAAAACAAGCTGGCAGAACGTGACGCGATGGAAGAACTGAATCGTCGGCGTCGTTCGCTTATGTCCAAGCATAAGCTCGACAACGAAGACCAGGTTGCCGAAGTGGAAAAGATTATGTTGGAAAAAGGCATTACCAATCACGAAACGGCTGCGGATTACTGGAAGTGGATGAATGAATCCGCTGCCCCCACACCGTCGGGTTATGCTCCCAACGTTATGGATAAGACCGCCCGCGATGTTCTTGCCAAGTATTGGAAGAACCCCGCGATGGCGGCGAGAGATGAAGCAGCAAAAGCCCTCAACGAACTTCGGAAGAATCCGAAGCCTGTGGGCTACTAAGGCTTTTTAGGGGATAGTCATTAACGGAGATAAACCATGCCCATTGGTGGTGGTATTCTTCCAGCGTCGGGTTCGCAGCAATATACGGAGTTGACGTATGTCACTCGGCGTGCGTTTATCCCGAAGCTGGTTGTTCAGCTTTATAATTCTACGCCGCTTTTGGCGGCTCTTATTGCGAACTCTCAGTCGGCCAGCGGCGGTGTTTCGTCCGTTACTGTCCCTGTTCAGGGTTCTCAGTTCGTCAATGCTCAGTGGTCTGACTACAGCGGCTCCTTCCAGCAGCCGGCTGTCCAGCAGGGCGCTTACAATGCCGAATTTAATCTCAAGCTGATGATCGCGCCCGTTCCGTTCCTCGGAATGGAAGGTGCGGTGCAGCAGGATTATGCGGTTATCCCGCTGATCGAAGCCCGCATGAACGATGCGACCAACGTGATGATGGATGCTATGGCGACCTCGCTGTACAACAACACATCGGACACGCAGCAGTTCACCGGCCTCCCCGCTGCCGTTGACGATGGCACCACTGCTGGCGCCAGCACTTACGGCAACATCAATCGCTCCACCTATGGCTGGTGGAAGTCGAAGGTTTACAACGCCAACAACGTCAACCCGACCCGCCAGAATGTGCTTCAGTACATCAGCGGCACGGTCAAGAACGGTGCGGAAGTGCCGTCCTTTGGCGTTTGCGGCTTTGGCACCTGGACCCTGCTGGCGCAGGACTATGTTGGTCAGGAACAGTACGTCATCACCCCCGGCTCCGGCTTTGACAGTGATGCGAATGGTCCTCAGGCCGCGTTCCGCGCTCTGATGGTGGCCGGCGTCCCGATTTATCCGGACCCGTACTGCCCCGAAGGCTTTTTGTACCTGCTGAACTCGAACTACCTGTCGCTGTATATCCACGATCAGGGCAGCTTTGTGTTCACCGGCTTTGAATCGACCCTGCCCAACTGGCAGATCGGTTATGTCGGCGCGGTGCTGATGATTGCCGAACTGGTCAGCACGAAGCCGAAGTCGATGACCAAGGTCAAAAACTTCAACTCTCTTAGTATTTGAGGAGGATGACCAATGGCTTTGGCCCTTAATAAACTTATCCTTGCCGGCTCTAACGCCACTACCAACACCGCTGGTGCCTATTGGCAGAACGCCAATATCGCCATCACCACTGCGGCCAACGTGACCATTCCTGCGGGTCTTTACTACGCTAATACCCCGGCGAATTGCACGATCCTGGCTAACATGGGTTCTTATGTGACTGTTGTGGCGGCCAACTCGGCCACCCTGGTGCTTTCGGATGGTGTCAACACCTATGCGAATTGCACCACCAACGGCACTCTGGTTCTCATTACGGTCAACGGCGGTGAGTCGGCTCCGGGCACCTTCACATCTTAAGGAGGCTTCCCAATGGCTAGTATGAACAATCTTGCCAGTTCTACTCCGCAGGATATTGGCAGTTATGCTGTTGGCACTGTCCAGGGCGTCAGCCTTGGCACCGCTGCCAATGCCGTGATTGCCATTCCCATGTTGAGTGGCGGCTTGACTCAGAGTGGTAACACCACGACTTCCGGTTCCGTGATCCTTCGCAGGGTCACTGTCCGGAATCCCAACGGTAATGTCAGTGGCACTTCTGTCAGCATCGGCCAGACCAAAGACGGCGGTAATCTCGTTGTCAATGCGTCTGCTCTTACGACTTTGACGGCTGTGAACACGTATCAAGACCTGCCCCTGTCTGCGACGGCGAATACGACTTGCGTCAACGGGAATATCTCCCCGACGCTGTATTTGAACGTCACGGCTGGTGCTACGGCCAACGGATACGTTGACGTTTACATCTTTGGCGATGTGGTGAATCCGTAATGGTGTTTGTGACGAACAACACTGACGCGGCGTTTGAAGACGGTTATGCCGGGGAGGTCTATAAATTCCTTCCCGGCAAACCGCTTGAAATATCCGTAGAGGCTGCTCGTCATATCTTCGGATACGAAGATGCAAACAAGGAACCGTATCTGATCCGTCTTGGCTGGACTATGACCAGGATGGATATGGAGGCGGCGCTTGAAAAGCTGTCTAAGTTTGTAATCACAGAAGAAAATCCAGGAAAACACCACTCGTTATCCCCGGTGGTGGAGCGAGTACCCCTCACGCCGAAACGCGGAGGGGGAAAGCTCGCTCATATAACATGATAGGTTCGGTGTTAAATGTCGGCATTGTCGGACTATATTACGGAGTGCCGTAGGCTTTTGCACGACGCTACGGGCGCGTTTTATTCCGATCAAGAACTTACCGACGATATTAACATTGCCAGAAACCGTCTTGTTCGAGACACCGGCTGTTTGCGTGAGCTACAGACCGGAGCGGCAATCCTTAATCAAGAAGTCTATAGCCTTGATGACCTCCCGTATGGGAGCAACACTTATGACGTTCTGAACATCAATCTGTATTGGGGCAATACCCGCGTTCCTATGCGGTATCTGCCCTGGACGCAGTTCAATGCAGAACTCCGGTTCTGGCAGAACTATGTTGGGCGTCCAATCGCTTTCTCTATGTATGGACAGAGAAAGTATTACTTGTCGCCAGTCCCGGACCAGAACTACGTCACGGAACTCGACACCATCATTGCCCCTAATGACTTGGTAGATGATTCAAGCATTGAGCAAATCCCTCTTGAGTTCACCGGCCCTGTTGCCTTCTACGCTTGCCACCAAGCTAAGTACAAAGAGCAAGCCTTCGGGGAAAGCGAGATATTCAAACAGGAATACATCAAGAAAGTCCAGAACGTCCTGGCTACGGTCTACACCCGTAGATTGCCAAACCCATATAGTACGCCCTACTAATCATGGCAGCAGCAGCGGAACAGAAAAAACAGTACCACATTTCAAAGTCTTTCAAGGCTTTGAACACTAAGGCTAACCGCACGGCCATTCAGGACGATGAGTTTTCTTGGTTGGAAAATGCCCAGCCTATTGGTCCCGGCAATCTAAAAATCATTCCTGCCTCCACACCGTCACTGGACAACACCAGCGCCAACGTTGTTTTTGTTGCCAACGTAACGTCTATGACAAGCGTTGAAGTAAAAGGGCGCACATACCTGGCTACCTTCCAGGATGATGGCAGTTCCCAATTTTACGACGTTGATCTTGGAAATGTGGTCACAATTGCCACTGCCGGAACATTCAGCAACAGCAACGTCAGAGCGGCACAGTTTAACTCCGATTACGCCATCATTGGCGACCCTAACAAGGGTCTGTTTGTTTATGATGGAAACACCACCGTTCAATTAGGATCGGTTGGTGCCATTGGCATGACGAATGTCGGCTCTGCTTATAACACGGCGCCTTCCGTTGTTATCAGTCCGCCTAACCAGGCGGGCGGTATACAGGCTACTGGTCAGGCTGTACTGACCGGAAACATTGTCTCTGGTATTGTCCTGACCAATCCGGGTACGGGATATACGTCTTCCCCTACTATTACGCTGTCTGGCGGCACTGGAACGGGTGCGTCGGCTGTAGCGTCTTATATCACGTTCCGCACTGGAACCGTCTCTGCCACGGTTCAAAGCGGCGGATCCAATTACACTTCAGCCAACATTACTTTTTCTGGAGGTGGTGGAGACAACTCCGCCGCAGCCACAGCCATTATCAGCAATGGCTCTATCATCAATGTCATTATGACAAATGTGGGCAATAACTACACTTCTGCCCCCACTGTCACGATTACAGGTGATGGCGCCAATGCCTGTGTCACAACGCAGATTCAGTCAAATGTTGTCACTGATGTAGCCACCTATTCTGGCCGAGTCTGGGTGTCTCAAGGCCGCCAAGTAGTCTATTCAGCGGCGACAAACTTTAACGATTTCATCAGCCCGTCTGCTGGCAGTGTTTTCATTACAGACTCGACGTTGCACGGCAACATCCTTGCCATGCTGTCCGCCAATAACTTCCTTTACATATATGGCGATGACTCCATCAACGTCTTTAGCGATGTCCTGGTCAACAGCACAGGGACAACATCTTTTACAAATACAAACATCAGCGCATCTATCGGAAGCCGTAGACCGTTCTCAATCTTTCCGTACTACCGTTATGTTATGTTCCAGAATGACTATGGCGTGTATGGCCTTATCGGCTCTACAACCGTCAAGCTGTCGGATGCCTTGGATGGCATTTACCCGCTGATTGATTTCACAAAGCCTATCAGTGCCGGCCAGGTCATCATCAATAACATCCTCTGCGCCGCCTTTAATTTCTACTGCAATAACCTTGTAGTGGGCGGTAGCCGCTGGATACAGGCGGTTTTCTTTGACAAGAAATGGTTCATCACCAGTCAAGGTACTATCAACCCGGTGGCTGGCTCCCCGGTTGGCGGTATTCTGAAGCTGTTTGGGGTGAGTGGCAAAAACTTATACACGATGTATCAGAACGCCACGGCACCAGTTAATTCCACGGTGCAAACGGCTTTGTGGCTTTTGACCGATCCCATTCGTGACAAGCAAGCCCTGAAACTGGGCGTAGAAGCTACCCTAACCAATGGTGGCAGCATTAACCTGACCGTTGATAGCGAATCAAACAGTAGCCCGACCTATGTTCTGTCCAACACTTCGGATTGGAACAACAACAGTGGTACGATCATCCCTTGGAAGAACAACGCCAATGCTACGATTAATTGGTTGAGCGGTAGCGCTGGATACTATCTTTACAAGTCGGATGCCCAGCAATGGGGCAAATACATTGGCTACACGATGACAAGCAATTCTAGTGGTTTTACCTACAACACTTTTGAGCTTGAGTTTGAACTCAGAGCGAGGTTCTAAATGACTGGCGTACCTTATACATTTGCGACTGCAACATCTCCTATTCCTCTGTCTCAGTTGGATTCCAACTTCAACACAACGTTGACGATTGGATCGACAAGTGTTGGCTTGGGAAATTCTACTGCATCCCTAGCCAATGTGTCCTTGACGGGAAGCACATCTATTGCGGGTGCCAACATCACAGCCGCCCTCACCTACGGCGGCGTTACCCTGTCCAACGCCGTGACCGGCACGGGGAATATGGTGCTGTCGGCCAGTCCGACGCTGACCGGCACCCTGACGGGCGCTGCGGCTAATTTTAGCTCCAATGTCGGCATCGGCATGACGCCGAGCAATATTCTGGATATTACGCAGAGCCAGAATGGCACCAGCATAGCGCAACTTCTCAACAACAGTGGTGGGGCATCCGCAGCTTCTAGCTTTAGGTTGTCGAACGGGTCTGCTACCTCGCAAATCACACTATGGGGCAGTGGATTTTCTTCTACGGGACTTCTCGCTCAAAACGGCCTTTTCATCGCTAACGGCGGTGCTGGCGGCATAACCTTTGACGCGCAATCATCCGCCCCAATTATTTTTGCAACAAACGATACGGAGCGCGGGCGCTTCGGCACTGACGGCAGCTTCCTTGTCGGCGGCACGACGAACGTGGGGGCGGGGTATATGTACGCCAGCGGTGGCATAAAAATCAGGACAACAGGAACCGGCCTAGTTAATACCGGCGAGTTGTTTAGCGTTAATGGTGGGTCTAGTGCCTGCATCGGTCTATTGGGGACTGTATCAGGCACAGAACCCCTCGGTATTGCAAACTCTGGCGCTGACACAGCGTCATATATCCGCTTCACCAACGGTGCCTCCACCACAGGCTCCATCACCCGTACCGCTGGCGTCACCGTGCTGAACGGAACGTCTGACATTCGGCTCAAGATTATCTCCGAGCATCAGAAAAATCGCCGTGCTGAGATCGAAGCACTGTGGATTGGTGATTTTGAGAAGTTCAGCAACTTTGAGCATAGCGGCCAGAGTTTCCATAGCTTTGGTATTATCGCCCAGCAGGCGCACGAAACGCTTGGCGACCTCTCGACAATTTCACCGCCCGAAAATGAGAACGACATTTGGTTAGCACCTAGCGAACCCTATGCATACCTCGCGCTATGGGGCGTCAAAGACCTCTACGCCGAAAACGAAGCCCTGAAGGCCCGCATTACAGCACTGGAGTCTAAGTAATGACCAACACATACACATGGCTTGTCGAATATATGTCCTGCTACCCACAGGCCGAAGGCGAAACGGATGTTGTCTTCACCGTGGGCTGGCGCTGTAACGCCACGGACGGCACCTATAATGCCACACAGTATGGCACCGTTAATGTGACCTACGTCGCCGGTGCCCCCTACACCCCGTATGCCGATCTGACACAGGCTCAGGTACAGGGCTGGGTCTGGGCCAACGGCGTCGATCAGGCTTCTGTTGAGGCGGCTCTTGACACCAACATTGCCAATCAGGTCAATCCCCCTGTCGTCAACCCGCCGTTACCTTGGAGCGCCTAATGACCCTCGAACTTACTCTTGAGCAGATCAACATCATCATGGGCGCGCTGGGCAATGCCCCGTATGTGCAGGTTGCCCCGGTGATTGCCGAAATCCAGAAGCAGGTGCAGCCGCAGGTTAACCCTGCCCCGGAAGCCGTATGAAAAAGACCCTTCTCGTCCTCGCCCTTCTCGTCGTAACCCCGGCTGACGCCTCGCCGTCCCTTGCCATCTGCCACACGCCCTATGCCCTCTGCGCCTCCAGTGCGACGGTGGCGGTACCCGGTAAGACGGTAAAGGTTAACGGCAACACATTCCCTATGGGTATCTCAGTATGCCCAGTCCTCAAGGGTGCCAGCATTGCCGACCTGAGCCTGATGAACGGCTCCTGTAAGGCCCCCAAGGGCAAAGTCTGGTCCTTGTTCAGTAACGCCACAACCTACCCCGTCGCTCCAACGTGGGCACCCACCGCCGTCGTGGTCCGCACCTTTACCAGCACGTCTAAGCCGGGTGGCGGGTTCTCCAACATGTGGTCCATGCCCTGCACGGTACGCCGCAAGCCAGTAAACGGCGCGACCTTGGCCGACTGCGTAGGCCCCATGAACGAGAGCCCGTGGACATCGACCACCGTTCCTCCGGGTGCTAAGATCGGCACCGCAGCCCCCGAGGGCTTCCCGAACCCCGTGGGCGGTAATTTCCCGTAGACCGGCCCGCAGAAAGACAAAGGACTTAGAACATGGCGACTACCTTTGTGCAGGTTTCCCCCGTGATCGCGGAAATTCAGAAGCAGGTGCAGCCGCAGATTGCTCCACCCCAAGTAAATAAGGAAAGCTAATGGGCGTCCAAGCATTTACACAGATGGGCAACACAGTGGCTTTCACGGCCAATGTGTCTGCCCCTACTGCTGTCCAAGCCATTTCGTCAACGCTGGGTGGAAACCAATACCGTATCATTAACAATGGTACGGCTACTGTATTCCTTGGATACGGCACAACTGCCTCCCAGGCTGCGAATAATGCTGCCGTGGTAAGCACTACCGGCCCGTCTATCCCCATCCTTCCGGGAACCGACGAAATCCTTACCTTTGTTCCTAATGCGTATTTTACGGGGATCACCAGCACTGGCAACGCCACAATCTATGTGACGCCGGGGGACGGCCTCTAAATGTTAAAGACTGTCAGCAGCACTATCAACGCGATTGGCGCTCTCAATTACGCTGGTACTTGGAACGCCTCTACAAACGTAAACCCCACCCTTGTCTCCGGGCAGGGTACGAAAGGGAATTATTACGTTGTTAGCACGGCTGGCAATACGAACCTGGACGGTGAAACCCTGTGGGGTGTTGGCGACTGGGCGGTGTTTAATGGTACTGCTTGGCAGAAGGTAGACGGTGGAGATACGTCCGTTGTCACCAGTCTGACCGTCACCACCCTTACCGGCTATATGTACGGTAACGGGTCTAATGTTGTCACAGCCTCCACGACGATTCCGGCAGGGAATGTTTCCGGTCTTGGGACCATGGCAACCCAGAACTCGAACAACGTCACAATTACTGGCGGCAGCATCAACGTGACCAGCACCAATCATGTTGGAACTACATCGGCTACAGCCAATGGCGTCAGCAGCATGATGATTGCTCCTGCGGGATACCTTATCATAGACATCAATGGTTCTAACTACAAAGTGCCGTATTACAACACATGAATATGCAGAACCTTAACACTGTTGAGTATGGCGATACGGAAGGGCTTCAGGTCTTTCTGTTTGAGAACGCTTTGCAGCACAGCTTGTACAAGACCACGTTCTTTGAAAACGGTTTGGTTACTCCGTCTTACAACCTGTTTGACGTTGAGATTGAGAACCTGGACGATTGGATGCTGCCGCATCAGCAGGAACATCAGGCTTTCTCTTCCTATCTTGGACTACAAAACCCTATTAACTTGCTAGACATGAACTGGAATGACGAAGATCAGTTTTATGACTGGCTTTCGTCCCATTATTACATTCACGTTCAGATAGCTGCATCTCTGGGGTTACAGAATGTCTGACAAGACGGCTATGGCTGCATTGCAGCAAGAGGCGGGTACTGGTGGCAGCAAGCACCCAGCCGTAATCATGCGTAATTATTTGATGCAGCAGATGCCGGCGTCTGAGGTGGAAAAGGCAATGCAACTCATTGCCACTTCTATTAACATGAAGAAGTCCCGCCCGGTTCAATTTGGCAACACGGTGTTCTGGGCGATGCAGGGCGCCCCTGGTGAGCTTGACGTTCATGTGTTTACGGAAGAGCAGCCTAAGACGCTAATCAAGCGGTTCCAGCAAGCTGCTCAGTGGGCAAAAAGCAAGGGGTTTAAGAAGATTACTTCTACCCTGCTGGAGTCTGGAACGGCTGAAATGGTGAAGGCTGCTGGCCTTCCTGTGAAAATAACGCAGACAACCGTAAACATGAACAATCGTGCTACCCCAGCATATAAAATGGAAGTGGGGCTTTTGTAATGCCGGTTCTTGTTCCATTAGCACTTGGCGCTCTTGCTTCTACTGTTGGAGCGGCGGGGTTAATTAGTGGAGAAATCCTTGCCACGGGATTGATTGCCTCGACTGCTGTTGCCGATGTTATTGGTGCGGGTGTTGTTGGCTCTGCGGTTGGTGTTGTCAGCGCTGCCGTTCAGGGTGGTGATATTGGGGATGGTGCCCTTTGGGGTGCTGTCAGCGGTGGCGCTACTGCTGGTGCTACCAGCGTAATTGAAGATGTTACCAATCTCGGGCCTCTTGCTGCAAAGTCAGTCGCTAGCGGTTTAGTGCAGTCTGGTATCGCAGGAGCCACAGGCGCTGACCTGGGACAAGCCCTGGGCGTTGGTGCAATAGCCGGTGGCGGCACCTACTTTGGTGGACAATTGCTATCTACTGGTCAGGCCGATTCTACTGCTGGGACGGATGCTGCTGCGCCCGGTGCGGCTGCTGGTGCCACTCCTGGGGCGGCCACATCCACGCCAAACGTAGAAACAGTTCCGGTTTCTGGAACTGCGCCGTCAATCAACCCTGTCACTGGCGCGATGTATACGCCAGATACAACAAAGATCAGTACTCAACCTACGAATGTTGAAACAGTTCCGGTTTCTGGAACGGCAGGTGGTGTTGGTGCGCCTACCGCCAGCGGAAGTTTCTTTGTCATCGATCCTAAGTCTGGGACAGAATATGTAGAACCTGGAACGGATGCGATTAAGACATATCCAACAACCTATCTTGAGGTTGTTAAGGTTTCACCGGATTATCCTGGTTTCTGGTCACAATTGCCGGACGGCAGTTCCATTTGGGTGGCTGATCGTTCCACGACCCCGGCGTCTGCTATTCTTCCGCCTGATACCCCTGCTACTCCCCCTCCTGCTCCGGCTAATACGGCTGCTCCTGCACCTGCTCCGGCTGATACTACGGCTCCGGCACAGACCCCGCCTCCTGCGGATACCGCTCCGGCTACCCAGCCAGCCAACGTTGAAACACAATTCTCCACTGGAACACCAACGACAAGCGACGTAACTCTTGGCAGCCTTCTCACAACGACAACAGACCCGCTATCTAAGGGCCTGACGCCTTCTCTCCAGCCGCAAACGGTGGAAGAAGTGAAATCTGCTGGGGAAGCACAAAAACAAGCACCAGATGTTTCCGCTACCATTCCTCAGGCGCCAATCGAAACCGTCCCGGTATCAGCGGATAAACCAGCTGCTGATACCACCCCTCCCGCGACAGATAGCGAGACGGAAAAGTTCCTTAAAAAGCTTGGTATCAGCGCCTCTGAATATGGACTCATGTTGCTTTTGTTTGGTAACAAGCCTGGATCGTCTACTCCCTCACCGTCCCCTTCGGCACTTGCGGCGCAGTCGGCCCAGGCATCACAGCCAGGAACTACGTCCATCTATGCCCCCGGAAGCCCTATATTCGGGGCCGATGAGGGTGCTAAAAAGTCCAACCTCTGGAACATTCTATCTCTGCGAACCGATCAGGCAGATCAAGGATAAACACAATGGCAAAAAGTCTCGCCAAATTGCTTAATACCGACCTGGCTGCCTTGGCTGAATTGCTTCAGAACAAGGGCCGTGGGCGCGATACCGTCCTGGCGCACATTACCCCCCAGGAAGCAGCCTTGCTGAAAGCCCGTGGCGGCAGAGGCTCCCGGAACCCGGCTACCGGATTGCTGGAATTTGATGATATTGAAACAATTTCAAGTACTGGGACGGCCTATACCCCCCCTCCAATCAGCTATGATCTGCCCGGATATATCCCTCAACCGCAGCTTAAAAGCGTTAATTACGCCGCTCCGGCTGCGACCTCCACCTCCTTGCCTACGGCTCCTGTGGCTCCAAGCGCTGCGCCTCAATATGATATGTCTGGGATTGCGCCGGTTACATCCACACCCGCCGTTAATTTGGGTCCGTCGCCTCCGCAGCCAAGTTTTTTGGACACCCTTGAACAAAAGACTGGCGCCTTTTTAGAAAAACCGCAAAATCTGCTCGCCCTTGGCAGTCTAGGCGGGTTGGGTGCGCTTGGCATTTCCAATTCCTCTAAAGCTGCAAAACAGGCCCAACAGTACCAGCAGCAATTGTCGGCTCTGGCGCAACCCTTCCAATCCCAGGGTCAGCAGCTTTTGGAAGCCACTCAGGCTGGCAACCTTACCCCGGCCAATATGCAAGCCTTTCAGACGGCTCAGGCCCAGATAGCCCAGTCCCAGGCTAGGGGTGGAGTATCCTCCCAGCAGGGCGCTGCGTCCCTCTCAACGGTGTTCCAGACCC